AAATACGCAAGGCTGTTGCTGAGTGCTTGATTAACTCTGCAGTCTTTGGCACGGGTATCGGTGAGATCACTCTAGAAGAAATCAAAGAGATGGCCCCGGCTACACAGCCCATCATGGACGGACAGCTGACTGCTGTAGGCGTCAACATTACAGACAGGGTTGTAGTTAAGCTAAAGCCCGTGTTGCCTCAGAACTTCCTGATCGACCCTGTAGCTACGTCAGTAGATGACGCTATGGGTGTGGCTATTGATGAGTTTGTGTCTAAGCACAGCGTAGAGATACTACAGGAGCAGGGTGTATACAACGATGCTCTCATTGAGTCTGCCGCACCTGACGCAGACCTAGAGCCTGACCAAGACCTCACGATTTACAACGACGATAAAGTGCGTTTGACTAAGTACTACGGTCTAGTGCCTCGTGAGTTACTTGAAAACGAAGGCGTAGACGTAGAAGAAGAATCTAAGTACGTAGAGGCTATTGTAGTTATTGCCAACGGCGGTACGCTCTTGAAGGCAGAAGCCAACCCCTACATGATGAATGATCGTCCTGTCGTTGCGTTTCCTTGGGATGTAGTACCGGGACGCTTCTGGGGTCGTGGCGTGTGCGAGAAGGGCTATAATTCTCAGAAAGCTCTAGACACAGAGCTACGAGCACGTATTGACGCACTGAGCCTCACGATTCACCCAATGATCGCTATCGACGCTACACGGCTTCCTAGAGGGGCTAAACCAGAAGTGCGCCCCGGAAAGATGATCCTAACCAACGGAGATCCTCGTGAAGTACTTCAACCATTTAACTTTGGACAGGTCGGACAGATCACGTTTGCACAGGCCGCATCTCTTCAGCAGATGGTTCAACAGGCTACAGGAGCAGTTGATTCAGCAGGAATTGCTGGCAGTGTTAACGGTGAAGCTACTGCCGCTGGCATTAGTATGTCTCTTGGCGCTATTATTAAACGCCATAAGCGCACTCTGATTAACTTCCAGCAGTCGTTTCTACTCCCGTTTGTTACCAAAGCTGCACACAGGTACATGCAGTTTGATCCTGAGTCTTACCCCGTAGCGGACTACAAGTTTAACGCTACGAGCACTCTGGGCATCATTGCTCGTGAGTACGAGGTTACTCAGCTGGTGCAGCTCTTGCAGACTATGAAGCAAGACAGCCCAATGTACCCTGTGTTGATCCAGAGCATCATCGACAACATGAACCTCAGTAATCGTGAGGAACTCATTGCGACAATGCAACAGGCGTCACAGCCTAACCCGCAGGCACAGCAAATGGCTATGGTTGCACAGCAAACACAGGTTGAGTTCCAGAAAGCACAAACAGCTGCGTTGCAGGGGCAGGCCGCAGAGTCTCAAGCTAGAGCAGGTAAGTACGCTATTGAAGCACAGCTTGCACCGCAAGAACTTGAGATTGAAAAGATTGAAGCAATCACACGAAACCTCAGAGAAGGTGATGAAGACGATAAAGAGTTTGAGCGTCGAATGAAGATTGCTGAAGTGGCGTTGAAAGAAAAGAACCTTAACAACCAAGAAGCTAGAGGAGCAACACCCCGTGCTAATGACACAAACCGAAATGACCAAATTTCTAGACCAGATCAACCAAGCGTTCAAAGACCAGTTCGACAAATTGGACTTACTGGAGAACCGGGTCAAGGAACTGGAGGAGAAGGCTAATGCCGCAGAAAAAGGATCCAAGGCTGGCGCGAGCAGGGGTAAGCGGGTACAACAAACCGAAGAGAACACCTAATCATCCTAAGAAGTCTCATGTAGTTGTTGCTAAGGAAGGCGACAAAGTGAAAACTATTCGTTTTGGTGAGCAAGGAGCTAAGACTGCTGGCAAACCTAAAGCGGGTGAAGGCGATAAAATGAAAAAGAAACGGGCATCGTTTAAAGCTCGTCACGCAAAAAACATAGCCAAGGGTAAAATGTCTGCGGCTTATTGGGCAAACAAGGTGAAATGGTAAGGAGATAGCTATGCCAATGGTGGGAAAGAAAAAGTATCCGTATACAACTAAAGGTAAAGCGAAAGCTAAAGCCGCTGCAAAACGCACAGGTAAAAAAGTTAAAAAAGCTAAAGGTTACTAAAGTGCCTAAGAAAAAGAAAGCTAACGATGCGTGTGCAAAGAAGGTCAAAGCCCGTTACAAGGTGTGGCCTTCTGCGTACGCGTCTGGGGCTGTAGCTAAGTGCCGCAAGGTAGGCGCTAAGAACTGGGGTAAAAAAAGTGGCCGTAAGAAAAAGTAAAAAAGGTGCTGCCCTAAAGAAATGGTTTAAGGAAGAGTGGGTTGACGTAAAGACAGGTAAGCCCTGTGGTCGTAAGTCTGCCACTAAGTCTAAGCGTCCGTACCCTTCCTGTAGACCCAAAGCTGTGGCTGAAAAGATGACAAAAGCTGAAAAAGCCTCGTCATCTAGGCGTAAAACAGGCCCAGCTAAGATTAAACACGCAGTAACCGCTTCAGGAAAAAGGCGTAAAAGTACCAAAAAAAAGACTTGACATTTTACCAAAACTATGTTATAATAGGAATACAGAGATAACCACATGGCCTCAATAGATCAAGAAACAGAACAGTATTACAACAAGTACTTTGACCTGTTTGGAACCCCCGGTTGGAAACAGTTAATCGAAGAACTACAACAGAACGCTCTTGTAATTAACAGCGTAGAAGCAACCAAAGATAGTAATGATTTGTACGTACGTAAGGGACAACTAAACGTACTTGCTTACATTCTTACCTTTGAAAACACAATCAATAATAACTACGAAGAGTTAACAAAGAGCGATGATTAAAGTATTTGATTTTCGCTGTACAAACGGACATACCTTTGAAGAATTTGTAGATGGAGATACTACGACCAGTAGGTGCGGTTGTGGTGCTAACGCTACAAAAATCGTTTCAGCAACTCAGCACATACTCGACGGTGCATCTGGGGATTTCCCCGGCAGACACATGAAATGGGTACGTGAACACGAGAATGCTGGACGATCTAGTCGGGAATCCTAGTCTTAGGGCATCTCCCATTTTAATCCTCCATAACCTTAATAACAGGCGGGGTAAGTTTATATATGTCACGCGCAACACTAATTGATGAGCGTCCGGAAGAGGAAGCAACGGAAACAACTGAAGAGCTAACCACAGATTCTATTGAGACTCCTGAAGAGGAACAACCTCAAGAACCTTCTGTTCCAGAAAAGTACCAAGGTAAATCTGTCGAAGAACTTGTACAGATGCACCAAGAGCTAGAGAAATTCTCTGGCAAACAGAGTACGGAAGTTGGTGAGTTACGAAAGGTCGTTGACAACTACATTCAGACAGAACTCTCAACCCAACAAGCACCTCAACAACAGCAACAAGAAGACGATGGAGATGATGTAGATTTCTTTGTTGATCCTAAAACTGCTGTCAGTCGAGCAATAGACAACCACCCTAAGATCAGAGAAGCAGAGGCTTACACACAACAAGCCAAACAACAGGCTACTCTTGCACAGTTGAAATCCAATCATCCTGATATGGAAAGTATTCTGCAAGACCCTAAGTTTGCTGAGTGGATTAAGGGGTCAAAAGTCCGAACACAGTTGTTTGTTCAGGCAGACCAAGGGTACGACTACGACGCTGCACACGAACTATTTTCTCTCTGGAAAGAAAGAAACCAAGTTGTACAGCAAACCGCCGACGTTGAAAAACAGGCACGTAAGAATACCCTGAAGTCAGCCAGCACAGGCAACGCTCGTGGAACAGCAGAGGCATCACGCAAGAAAGTTTATCGTCGTGCTGACATTATTAAACTGATGCGAACAGACCCAGAGCGTTACCAAAGTCTTTCAGACGAACTACTGAAAGCATACGCCGAGGGTCGTGTACGCTAGCCTAACCTTTAAGGAGAATTAAAATGGCTGGTGAAACCTCTGGTGCATATTTTACAGCTAATGCTGTAGTAGACAAAACAGCAGCGGGTACTTTCATCCCCGAAATTTGGTCGGATGAGATTATTGCTGCATACCAAAAGAACCTGAAGATGGCTCCGCTTGTCAAGCGTATGTCTATGACAGGCAAGAAGGGCGATGTAATCCACATCCCTAAGCCTACTCGTGGTGCCGCCTCTGCTAAGGCAGAAGCAACTGCAGTAACCATTCAGGCAAACCTTGAGTCAGAATTGACGATCACTGTAGACCGTCACTTTGAGTACTCGCGTCTGATTGAGGACATCGTAGAAGTACAGGCTCTGTCTTCTCTGCGACAGTTCTACACTGAAGACGCTGGTTATCAACTGGCTCTGAAAGTTGACACTGACCTCATCAACGCTGCTACTGGTTTTGGTGATGGTACTCGTACGCAGACTCCTGCCGCTACGGGTGCTAACTGGGTAAACAGCAACAGCTACTACTTCAATGCCGCAGCTGGCCTTGCTACGTATGCTGTTGACACTGTAGCTACTGGTGACAACTTTACTGACCTTGGCTTCCGTGAAGCTATCAAGCTGATGGACGATGCTGACGTACCTATGGACGGACGAGTTCTCGTAATTCCTCCTGCGTCACGCAAGTCAATCATGGGCATTGATCGTTACGTGTCTTCCGACTTTGTTGGTGGCCGTGGCGTTGAGTCAGGTCTGATTGGTAACCTGTACGGTGTAGACATCTACGTGTCTAGTAACTGTCCTGTTATTGAGACAGGCGCTGAAAACGGTGCTTCATCTCTTGATACTCGTGGTTGCTTGTTCTTCCACAAGGATGCCTTGGTAATGGCAGAGCAACTCGCTGTACGTTCTCAGACTCAGTACAAGCAGGAATACCTGTCTACGCTGTTTACGTCTGACACGCTGTACGGTGTCGAAACTTACCGTCCGGAAGCAGGATTCATCCTCGCTGTCGCTGACGAGTAAAACTCTACGGGGGTCGCAATGGCCCCCTTTTATTTAAACGTCTTGACGACAGGGCGGTTAACTAAAAGATACTACGGATAGGAAACCCTTATGTCCAACTACGTAAAATCAACAAACTTTACAGCTAAGGACTCTTTGCCTACAGGTGACACTAATAAGGTTATCCGTGGCTCAGAGTTTGACACTGAATTTAACGCCATTGTAACGGCTATTTCTACTAAATCTGATCTAGCTGGCCCTACGTTTACTGGTGAAGCAACTTTTGCTGATCTTACAGCAACAGGCACAGTAAACTTTAGTTCTGCTACGG